TTGTTCCTCAACTCCAAGGTCTAGTTCACCTTGTACGTTTGCTGGTGCTTGTGGGGCTGGTTGCTCTGCAACAGGTGCTTCCTGTTCAGGCTCCGTCTCTCCCGGTGTTAGTTCGTTTATTGCGACTCTTGTTAGTTCTGCCACGGTGTTTCCTTTGTTTGTTGTTTTTGTTGTTATTGTTCAACAGGTGCTTCTTGTTCTTGTGAAGCTAATGACTGTTGACTCATTGCGTTAATTGCTGGCCCACCCAACTTCTCAGCCATCTGTTGCATCTGAGCTTGTTGAGCAGCCTGTTGAAGTTCTTCGTCGGACTTAATCAGTCCTTCCGTCTCTATGCCCAATGCTGTAGCCCGTCTCTTGAAGTAGTCACCAATGTTAACGTATTGGGCAACTGCCTCTGGGCCTACTACTTGGGTTGCTCCTGCAAGGAACATATCCAACCTGTTCAAGTCATTCCCCCGTCCCAGTGCTTCCACACCAGTAACGATGGTTGGCTTAACAATGTCCTTGGGCAACTTGGGCAGACGACCTGCCTTGTTCATCCGTGACATCAAGCTACTGACCAGCGGTAGTTGAAACTCTTGGGACAGGATGCTGTACAACCCACCAAGGGCTGCTTCCAGTTCCTGACTGAGCATACGTATCTCTTCAGCGGTAACACGTTCAGCGTCACGCACTACGTTACTGTTAAGTAGGAAGGCGTGGCTCAGACGGTCTTGGATCGTTGCCATCGTTGTCTGGGCAACCCGGAAGTCGTTGAACTTATTCAGTTGCAACACACTAACGTCAGTGTCACTACCCTGAACGATTGCACCATTGGCTGCTTCAGCGAGTGTCCTTGCCCTTGTCGTCCCGTTAGGGTTAACCATGAACAGAACCTTGGCTGCTGCTGCGGAACCTTCCACAATAGCCCGTGTGAGGCTTTCCAGACTCTTCAGGTCACCAAGATACTCCTCGACAAACCCTCGTCCGTAATCCTCACCGTCGATACGTGTATAGCGTAAAGGTAACCAAGGAGACTTGTCGATAGAATACTCTCCCATCGACTCTTTTATGGGTATGCCCTTTACGTCCTGATAGACAATAAACTTCTTATCCTGCCTAACAACAGCCGTGTACAGATCACAGGTATTCTCTTTGTTACCGTCCTTGTACACCTCACCCCTGACGCTTTCTGGAAGCATCATTGGAGCAACTGTTTCCTTGGTGGCAATGTGTGTGACGTTGCCCATAGGATCACGCTTAACCACGAAGCGGTCTGGACGGAACACACGCATACCACCCTCGTCAGGTAGATACAGTAGAGTGTTACCAGTAATGAGCAGGTTCTTCAGTGCTTCAAAGACTCCCACACGGAAAGCCTCTACTTCCACTTCCTGCATCACAGAGCGTTCAACTTCGGACAACGCTTTTTCCAAGTCGCTCCGTAGTTGCTCACCCCCTTCCTCGCCAAGTTCTGCCTTGGCTTTGTCCAACTCATACCTGTCAATCGTTAACCGAAAGAAAGGTGCGTTGGGAGGTAACAAGGCAAGTAACAACTTGGATGACAGGTTGTTAACACCTCTGGCTCCTATCCCTTGAAAGGGTGTGGAGTATTTACTGCTGGCTGTATGACCGTCAGGCGGTAGAACATAGGGTAGCGTCAACTTGGACGCTTCACGCCCACGGTCGAGAAACGACCACCGCTGTCCTTCCAATTGGGAATACAGGTTCTGGGCTGATTCTTGTTCCATGATGACGGGTTATTAAGCTACTGTAACTGTGAGGTTTCCACTACTGACCTTAAACGTATCTCCATCTGCAACGGTTACATCACCACCAGTTAATGGGGTGTAGAATAGTAGGTTGCCTGTACTGTGGGATGCGTTGTCCCAAACACCAATGCTATCGACAGTCCAAGAACCTCCCGAACCGTTAGTCCATTCAAGGTCTGCTCCACTGGAGATTACTCCACCAGATATAGTCTGACCTGCGAATGCAGCGGTAGCGGATTGACGGGTTGCGCCAGTGCTGGTTATTTCGTTCGCCCCAGCTTCCCCCGCTGCATCACTGTGAAGTGAGACATAGACGTTAGTCGGTCTAGTACCGGGAGTTGTGGCGCATTTAAGGTAGTAGGTGAGGATGTCACTTTCTACGTAATCGGATGCTTCTGACATGATATATTATTTCCTGTTGTATGTGGTTATGGTTAAAGTTCCTCCGGCAACCAATTGCCTTCGGGGTTGTTTAAAATCTCTAGTCTGGGTCGGGATACTCGTATTCCTCAATAGTGCCTTGTATGACATCCGTTGCAGGATAGGAGCCGTTTTCCTTTACCTTCAATACCCATGTGCCGTCATCTATCTGGAACGGGTCACCGTATGTGTAGGCAGGGGGTAGATTTAGGGCGGTAATGAGCCGATCAGCTTCCAGTTGTGCCTCTGCCTGTGATGTGAATTTTACTATCTTCATGGTTAGAAATCAGTGGTAGAAGTGGTGAAACTATATTTGCTATCTGCGTATGCGCCTAATGCGTTTTTATCGGCGGTAGACAGGGCATTGCGTGGGAAGATCATTATCTCATAAACCCCAGCTTTGTTTGACGCAAACTGGTTTGTGGACTGTTTCGACCACCCAAGGTTGTGGAACGCTTGAGGTGAATCCCATGTTGGGGCTGCATTCCCCGTGTTATCTCCGTGGTGGTGCATTCTGTGTACGCTTGATGAGTCACGTTCCTGCATCCAAGTTTGAGCTTCAGATGTTATGGGAAAACCAGACGGAGCCGCAGCGTTTTTAGTACCAGACCCTGCGTTGTAGGCTAGGTAGTCCCACCCGTTGGTATGATTAAAATGTCCACTGGTTGAGTCGTCCATGACTCCGATAGGACCGTATGTCGAGCTACTGGATTGCTTGTACCCGACCGACCAAATTGTAAACTCCTGACCTGTGGCAGAACAGAGTGAGTTACTCAGTGCCATAGAGTCTACCGTTAGGTATACAAACGGCAGTTCATCACCCCAAGGTGCTAGAAGGGAGCCTGTCGGCGTGGATGATCCGTCTTGCCATGTAGGCATAGTTGCGGTGGTACTGTGTGCCAGAAACTTATAGTCACCAATCAGTGACACCCAATCGACCATCGTGGCTCCGTCTGAGGGGTTGCCACTACTATCCGTCCCGTTTACTTTGGCGGCGTCCCAGTGTGCATCTGGTCGAACAGACAGGCTATTTGTCCCGTCTAAATCGTAGGGAGAACTTGCGGACACATACTCCTGCCACGCTGAACCGTCATATATAATGGTTTTGTAGCTATCCGTTTCGTACAGCATATCACCCTGTGATGGACTGCCGGGACGAGTAGAAGAGGTGCAGGTATTTAAGGTACTCATGGCGTGAATGTTGCCCAGCCTAGACTGGAGTCGTATACATAGTAATTGTTGGTGTCTGTGCCGAATGCTATTGTGCCGTTGGCAGGAGTTAGTGCTAAGATGTTAGCCTCCGTGTTAAATGTTGATATTGAGAATGCTCCTGCAACTGAAGCACCTGTTGCGGATGCCGTGATTGATGCGGAGATGGTTGCGGTTCCTGTGTGGACTATGGTTGCAGTACTTCCCTCTCCCATCTTCCACCAACCTGCCAGATTACTGCTACCCGTTAGGTCGGTTCCGTTGCCACTATTGTAGAGGTTTGTAACGTCTGTAGATGATAGCTCAGTAGACCAGATGGATACGTCATCTACCCTGCCCTTGAACTTGGTTCCGTAGTGAGGAGCAGCCGCTGAGTATCCGCTTATAACTGCATTGCCAATCCCTGCATAATTGGAGAGGGATATTGCATTACTATGTGTTTGGGTTAAACCAACACTGGAGCCGTCAATGTAAATAATGGGAGTTGCGGTGCTGTCTACCGTTACAATGGCATGAGTATATGAGGATTGCGCTCCGTCAGAAAATACTGCTGACGTTGTTTCGTATCCCCGTGCCGCAGAAGCTGAGTCATCAGTTATGTAGAAACGCAATTTACCCGACTGCATCTCATAGACTATATAGTCGTTTTCAGTAGATTCATAATTCCTAAACAACGCACGTTGATAGCTGTCTCGCCCATCATCAGGCTTTAGCCACATACTTATACTAAATGGAGATTGAAATGTGCTTTGGAAAGTATCGTTAATAACTCCATATCCACTTGAACCATCAAACGCTATTGCCTGTGTACCTATTACTGCATCAGTTGAGAGAGATGCGTTACCGTACAGAGTCATGTGGTTGGCATTGGCGGTTTCGTCAGGTATCTGATTACTGGTTAATCCTGAAGCAGCAATATCAATGTTAACCTGACAGTCGGCGGTTCCTGTGTGGGTGACCGACGCATTATTACTATCTCCC